CCCGCATCGCAAGACCGCGAGATCAAGTCGGCCATACGCTACGCCATGAAATGGATGCCCATGCTTGAGCGGCGTGGCACTAGGCGCAAGCCGCAGATGATTCGTTACCAAGCACGGCTGACCCTGACGGGCAGAACATATTCCGTGGTCAAGTACACTCAGAAAGGGGGGCAGTGACATGGGTAGCAAGTGCGCTAGATGCGATGAGCGTAACGCAACGATCTATGACGCAGAGGCCGATGATATGTATTGCGGCGGCTGTTATGAGCAAAAGCGGTATGAAGAGGATGTCTGCTATTGCGACGAATACTCTTCCTGCCTGCCATGCATAGAGAGGGGGAAATCGCCATGCTGATCGCGGTGAAGATTTTCTTTGGTGTGCTGGGAGCGGCTATGGTCATCTCCCTGCCCATCCTTCTTATCTGGTAGAAAGGAAAAGCCATGATAGACCAAGACCCTAAGAACCCCGTTGAAACCGCTTATGAGAAAGCCTACCAGCAAGCGATTAGAGAAGGGGCCAAGACTAGCGACGACTTGGAAATAGCAATTGCTGAAAAAATGGCAGAGATGGGATTTGTCAAACCAGATGCCAACATTCCAAGCAACAGACCCGACTAAAGAGTCAAACTTTCTGCAACAGGCTTTTCTTCGATTGGCCTGTTGTAGAATATAGCATCCACCAAATCTTCCATTCTATAAGCACCCCAATCATCGCCACCCCATTGCGGCTCCGTACCAAATACATCAAGGTACAGTTGACTCCAATCTTCTGTCGTGACGCACAGCCTCATGCGGCGTTCTCGTTCTAATGCTTCCATCAGTTACCCTCTCTCTCAGCAAGCTCTTTAAGAATACGCTCAAACTCTCTGATCGTTTTAGGAAAGAGCTTCTTTGCTTCTGCCAATGCTTTTTTGTTTCCATGAATGGCAAATAGATTCGCGAATGTCTCATAATAGTGTGATCCACTGCGCCTGTAATAATTCCTTCCATGACCCCATTGTTTGAAATCGCTAAAGAACGAACCCTTGCTCATGGCATCAATTATATCTGATATGGAGTTGCCGCCTTCAAACCTTGGTTGCCATGTTTGATATTCAAAAGACATCCCTTTGCGCCTGCCTCTTGTGTATGTTTTGGTTTTCGTTACTTGCTCTGATATCAGGTCGCGCAATTCCTCTAGCTTGTCTCTACTAGCTATAATTTGGTAACCAACCTGTCCGTCAAAATCTATGCCCTGCTTTCCCAGACCCAAAGCTGTGGCGTCATTAATGAAGGCTTGTTGGAACCCCTTATCTTGGACAGACAAATATTTCATTGTTTTGGAACCCATGAAATCAACATGGTGTCCGTATTCATGCTCTAGCGTATTGCTATCCAAATCAGATGAAATCAACGTGATTTCACGCTGATAATAACCCTTTGATCCCTTTTTAATCTGGCTGGGCTTTGGCAAATTCAGAGCCGCACTGAGAGCTAACGGGGAAAGATTATCGTTGATTTTATCGTCAAACCTTTCCCTCATCTTGTCTGATACTCTGTTGACAATCAGGCTTCCTATTATGAGTCGCTCTTGCGGCTTTTCTGCCTCTATAGGCTTCTGAGCCACTGGCGTATCGTCATCGACAAACACATCATCTTCTGGCGTCACATACAGCGTGACGCATCGACAGTTGATGACGTTCTTGGCCCCGCCACGGGGGTCACCTGTGTAGCCCATAGCCACACCGCCAATGATAAAGTCTTCATCAAGCTCAACCTCTGTCCCGTTCGCCGCCGCATGAGTTGATCTGGTGCGTAGGTCAGCGGTAGCCACCCACCGTTTCTTTTGGTTGGGTATCTCTAGGCTGGCGTTGACCGCATGGTTGGCGTAGCTGGCCGCGCCGTGCGTCTCTGTCCGTGCAATGGTGGCTGATCGATACTTGCTGAATGTCCCGCGCTGACTTTCAAAGATGGAATCAGCGATGGCCTGAACACCAAGCGCCTCTTTCTCCCCCGCCAAGATTACCCTGCGGATTTGATTCATGGTGGTGTTGCTAATCTGGGTGATGCGGGTTGAACCGATTTCAGTGACATATTGCTGGATCAGAACCTCAAACTCGCTCTCTGCCTTGCGCTGTCTCAGTATCCTCAAGCCAAAGGCATCGATAACGGCCCTGTAATGGCCCGTGAGTAGGCTTGCACACTTGTTTGCTAGGTCAGGGGCTGTTCTGGTTAGACGGCCTGCACCGCGATATTCGTTACGGGCCTGTGACCCCGTCTCCGCAAACAGGGTTTGCATCTGCAATCTGAGCTTGCGTTCAAAGCCAAGGCGCAGTCTCGTCTGTTCGATGAATTCCTTGCGAACCGAAATCCGCGTCCGATAAGCCTTTGATGCCAGCATCACTTTTTGCTTTTGAGCGGATGGCCTGACGGCAACAAATCAAGGTCGAACTTGCCACTGCGGAATCTGCCACGACGCACCGCAAACAAGAAAGCGTTTACTCTGGCAATAGCCCACTGGTCTGGCCCCATCACTGTGCGCCTTACGGACTCTGGATTCGTTCTGTAAGCCCCCACACCCCTGCGGAACACGGCCTCAAGCATTCTCTGGGTGACGCGCTTGCCCTTCTTGTCGCCATGTTTGTCGTTGTGTTCCTTGACCTTGTTGGCGATTGTCTTCTTGATCTTAGCTGATACATCAGCCTTTGCCTCTCCATATGGCAACGGGTCACACCCGTCACAGCATGGAAGCATGATGGCCTCAATCTGTTTCTGTTCATCACGTTCCTTGTCCAGTTTGGCAACCGTTCTTCTGGCCCATGTCTGCCCTGCATCACCACCCCATAGCAACCAAGCGATTTTGCCTGCGGACGGGTAACCTTCCTCGCCCTGCCTGAACCCCTCTGCCCGTTTGTCTACTTCATGACGGCTGAAGAAACTGTGCATTCGCCTGACTGTTCTTGGTGATAATCTTTCTCTTGAGACAAGTTGCACTGCCCTTGCGACACCGACCTCTGTCCCGCCCCTGTTGAATTCTTTGCGCATGGCAAGGCCGCGCTCTGCCTCTTTCGCCATTGCTTCAGTTGGCTTTGTGTCAACATCAGATTCCGCCTTCGCATCGTCATCAAGCTCATCCTCTTTGTTCTGACCTGTCACCCGCAGATAAATCGCATGGCTGTCACAGGGCATGTAAAAGTTGCCGTCTGGCCCTCTGACAGTATGGGTGCCGTCACAATCAAGCTCTCTGGCCCTAGCCGCCGCCTCTGGCTGTGTCTCAAAGACATCACGGCCCTGACCATATCGTGGGTCTTGCTTTGGTGTGGATAGGTCTTGGCCCGTCAAACGTCGATAGTCTGCGTGAGATGCGCACGGCATGTATACCCTACCGCTATCCGTGTCATGGAAGTGGGTTCCAAAACATCCAATGGCTTCTGCACGTTGTGCTGCCTCTCGCTCCGTCGTGAAGACATCCCTTGCCACTCGACGTTTTTGATCTTTAGGCGTGGTCAAATCCCTGCCAGTCAACCGTCTGTAATCGGCGTGTGAGGCGCAGGGCATGTAAACTCTGCCGTTATCTGTATCGTGAAAATGTGTGCCAAAGCACCCTATTTCTTCAGCACGTTCAAAAGCCTCTTCTTCAGTTGTGAAAACATCTCTTTCAACCTCACTTTTAGAAGCAAGGCCCATATCATAAGCCTGTTTACCATCTTCCTCTGCCTCTTCCCCTTCGGCTGGTGCGACCTCTGCCGATCCCAAGGGGAAAAGATTAGCCGCGATAAAGACATCATCCCCGCCCCTGATAGGCTCTAACCCAAGCCGCTCCCTTGCCTCGTTGCGTGAAATGATGCCCTCACGAACCGCTGAAACCACGTTCTCATATATTCGACGCCGCCGCTCGACCATCGCAGGGATCGACTCAAAGTCGTATGCAATCGTGATATCGTCGCCATACATCGGTGCAAGCCACTCGTTGAAATCTGATTCAACCCGCCTTGCCAGCGGAATGATGGTTTCCTCGTACAGTGCAAGCCTTGCCTCTTGGACGTTGGCGTAGGTCTGGGCGTCTGGGATGCCTATCAACTGGCTAGGCACACCGAAACAAAGCGCGATATCCTTGGCACTGATGTTCTTTTGTTGCAAGAAATCCATATCTCGCGGAGATAGGCCCATCTCTTTCCAATCGAAATCACCCTCAAGCAATAACGGCTTGCCTGCATTATCGACGCCTTGAAACCTTTGTCTCAGATCGTCATTGAGTTGTTGGCGCTGTCCGTCTGTAAGCTGGATGGACATGCCCCTGTCATTGGCTGGCTTGAACACAATAGCGCCTGTTGGCCTCGCCCCGTTCCGCAACAAAGCGATGTTGTGCTTGTTGATCTCGTTGTGATTGTCGATATCGACAGCCGCCGCCATGATTGGCGACAGGCCATAATAGTCATCCAGAGGATTCCACATCTTCATGTGCTTGATGTCAGACGCGCCCGTCTCTGGGTCAACGTCATATTCTTTTACGACCTTCCCGCTGAGAACATACTCATACCCGCTGGGCAGGGATGTCTTGCTTGGTTTGACCCTGACACGATCTGGCCGCAACAGGTGAAGCTCCCGTGGCAAACCAGCCACATCGGTGCGTATAGCGTAGCTATTACCGCCCAGAAGCAGGAAAGAATACAGTGATTGAAAGTATTCCACCCCCGCCTGTTGGGCATTTGGCCGCTCCAGTAGCGATAGGATGGGGTGTTGGTCTAGTTCTATGTCGCCTTGAAACGCCTTGAATGGGATCGATGCGGCACCGTTGGCAATCTCATTAACACATCGAAACACGATGGCATTCTGTTGATAGCCCTCTGCGGCGTAACTTTCGTATGAATCTCTGCGGTAGTGATAGTTAGTTGTAGTGGTCAGAACGACCTGTGGAGCTTCTTTTGTCTCTGGTGGTGTTGCCAGAAATCCCTTAAAAAAATCTGCAATGGTGGCCATTAGCTAATTCTCCAATACGCCTTCCCACTGGACTGGCTTAGTTCTGTCAATGCCCAGACTAGAGCATCCAATCGGTCAGGCGACTTTTTGCTTGTGGGTGAATATGAACAAAGCTGATCTTCAAGCTCTTTGAACATTCCCACATGACTGACCTTACCTTGCTCATAAAGAGCCGCTATCGGCTCCGCTCTGACCAGCTTACCCCTCGACGCCCTGACAGGGGTGTAAGGTACTGTATTGTCAATATTTCTTAGTAATCCCTCAACCAAGTCGCCGCCGTTGTTAACCTCTGCAACGATGCGGTCAGCCTGATATTTGTAAAACATATCAATAGCCAGCCTGCCCCATCCATCTGGTGACATCTTAACAGAACAATCGTCAACGACATAGTAACGATTGTCGAACCCTTTGCCTGCCACAATGATGCCCGTCTCATCAGAATCTTCAGAAGCAGTCACGGCTGGGTCTATGGCTACCACAATTCGCTCTAGCTCTGGCATGCTGTCTTTGTGTATCCGTGACCTTTCGAGGAAGCCGTATGACCAGAGCGCCCCCTCAATGTCTTGTAGCAACTCTGCATAAAGCTCTTGTCTGCCCAATCTCGTGCCAGCGTAACGCTCACGCAGTTGCTTCAAGGCGCTCTCAGCTAGGTTGCCATCGTTCTCAAAGGTATTACCTTGGGTCAGGTGGACATCAACGCCATCTCGTTTGACCAGATTCAGGATAATCTCTGTGGGTCTTGGGGTGGTAGTGATGATCAGTTGCGGCTTGTCGCCCAGACGCAGGCCAAACATCATCTGGTCATAGGCATCGGGATAGCGCCACGCG